GGTCAAGCCAACATCCGTGCCGTGCGCGTCACCGATGGCACCGATACCGCGGCGACCGCCAACCTGCTGGACGTGACGCCCGTTACCGGCGCCGTGCTGACCGCCTACTACACCGGCATCGTCGGCAACACGCTGACGGCCGTGATCGGCTCTGGCACCGTCAAAAACAGCTACAAGCTGACCATTGCGCGGCCCGGCTACACCAGCGAGGCCTTCGACAACATCCTGGCCGGCGTGAGCGGCGGAACCGTGACGGCTGGCACCGGCTACACGTCAACCCCTGCCGTGACGATTTCTGCACCCCAGACTTCTGGCGGCGTGCAGGCGACTGGCTCGGTCTCGCTGAAAGTCATTTCTGCCAACGTGACCGGCGGCGGCGCTTCGGGCGGTACCGGCTACGTGACCAACGACACGGTGACGCTACCCAACGGCGTGATTCTGACCGTGACGGCATCGGCTGGCGTGATCACCGCCCTGGCTGTGACCAACGCGGGCGGCCTGAGCGGCGCGGCACCCACCAATCCCTCGGCTCCCACGTCGACCTCCGGCGCAGGCATCGGCGCCCTGATCAATCTGGTCTGGGGCCTTGGCACTTTCACCGTGACCAATCCCGGCAGCGGCTACACCAGCGCAACGGCCACCCTGACCGGTGGCGGCGGCACCTCTGGCGCGATTACCGTCAGCACCTCGATCTGGCTCAACCTGGTCAATGCCGTGAACAACGGCAACAGCGTCACCCGCGGGCCTTCGCAGCTATGCGTAGCTTCGGTCGGCGCACTGGCGGCCACGACCCCGAACACCACGACCACCTTTACCCTGTCTGGCGGCACGGATGGCGCATCTGGCGCCGGCAGTTCTACCCTGATAGGCACTGACGGCAATACCCGCACCGGCATGTACGCGCTGCGCGGCACCGGCATTCAGACGCTCAACCTGGTCGACCACGTTGATTCCACCGCATGGGGCACGATTGCCGGCTATGGCCAGCAGGAGGGCATCTTCGTAGGCTCGCAAGCCTCTCCCGGCGCGTCCTACAGCACCACCAGCGGCCTGTTGAACTCTGCTGGAGCCGATTCCCCTTGGCTCAAAATCTGCGTGGGCGATTGGGTCTACTGGAATGACCAGGTGAACGGCGTCCAGCGCCTGCTGTCCCCGGTTACTTTCTGGGCACCGCTTCGCGCATCGCTGGCCCCCTACATGACCACGCTTAACAAGCCGGTCTTGAACCTGATCGGCACTCAGCGCGCCGTGCAAAAGCTGCCCTACAGCAATGCCGAACTCGGCGCGGCTGCCGTGGCCCGGCTGGATTACATCGCCAACCCGTCGGCTGGCGGAAACTACTTCAGCTTCCAGACCGACCGCAACGCCAGCAGCGACCCGACCCGCAACGGCGAGAACTACACGACGATGACCAACTTCATCGCCTTGACCCTGGCCAGCGCGTTCGGTTTCTGCATCGGCTTGCCCCAGACGCCATCGCTGCGCACACAGGTCCAAAACACCATCCAGTCGTTCCTGATGAACCTCTGGAAGCCGGGCAGCGGGCCTTCGATGATCGGCGACGTCAACAACCCGAACACCGTCCCTTTCTCGGTACAGATCAACGCCAACAACAACCCGAGCAGCCAAGTGGCGCTGGGCTACATGAGCTGCTACGTCAAGGTCACGTATCTGTCCATCGTGCGCTACTTCATCGTGTCGCTGGAAGGCGGCCAATCGGTGTCGGTGACCGTCAGCCCGAATCCTTCGTTCTAAACCCCGCGTCAAACCCATAGGGCCCGCCATGCGCGGGCTCTTTTCTTTCAGGAGTTCCCATGGCAGGCACCAACCAATTCAACATCGGGCGCGACGCGCAGTTGACCATCAACGGCAGCGCGGGCCCGATGACTTTCAACATCATCACGGAATTCGACGCCAAGCCCCAATACAAGAGCTTGGAATCGGACGCCATCGACGGCACCCAGCGCTTCCGCGATCTGCCCATGGGCCATTCCGGTTCGTTTTCGCTGGACCGCGCTGACTCGAGCGTGACCGACTACTTCGCCGGGCAAGAAGCCAACTTCTTTGCTGGCCTGCTGCCAGACCAAGTGACCATCACCCAGACGATCACCGAAGCGTCTGGTGCCGTGACCCAGTATCAGTACACGGGCGTGGCGCTCCAACTTGAGGACGCCGGCAACTGGAAAGGCCTGGAAAAGATCACCCAGAAGATCAACTGGCGCGCGACCCGCATGCTCAAAGTGAGCTGATCCGGTCAAGCCAAAAACTAAAAACATGGAGCAAAAATGGCAACAGTGAAGATGAACCAATCTGGCGCGGCTCAGTCCGCCTCCCCATCGACAGCCGTCATTGCGGCAGCGGTAAGCGAAAACACAATTCACGACGCGCGAGGCCGCGCTATCGTGCTTGGCAAGCCGGGGCCTTTGGAGCAATACAGGCTAGTGGAGGCGGCTGGAGAATCGGCAGGAAACAGCACCTACATGTCGATGATTTTGCCGCTGATCTACGTCAAGAGCATTGAGGGCGCAATCGTCCCAAATATCCACAAAAAAGCGCACATTGAAGCGCTTATTCAGCGCTTGGATGATGATGGCATCAACGCCGTTATGAAAGCCGTAAGCGAACTGTACGGATCGCAAGACCCGGAAGCTGACAAGGCCACCTTAAAAAACTAGCCACGGCCACGCCTGTAAAAGAATGCCTTTGGCTTGTAAAGAATGGCGTTCCATTTGACGTGGCCTTTCAGCTAGACGATTTGATGCGCGCGGCTTGGTGCATCATTTTTTCCGAAATGGAAGGTGCAAAGTTTGACTGGTCTTCGATGCAGTACGAAAGGCCGAGCTGATTATGGAATTTACCCGACTTGGGCATTTTGCGGCTCACCTTTTGTCGCTTGAGGTCAAAGCCACCGTCGCGGCGCATCACGGTCTTAAGCAGGCGGCAATGCTGGTGGAAAAAACCGCCAAAGACGAATTTGGAACATTGCAGCCGGAAGCCGGCGATTTCCCGACTTGGGCGGAGCTAAAACCTGAGACTATTGACGACAAAGTGCGCCAGGGATACGAAGTCAATTCCGACGGTAGCCCGTTGGTGCGGACCCATGATCTGCAGAACTCAATTTCTCATGAAGTCAGCGGGTTCGATGCCATAGTTGGTTCTGATTCAGACGTCATGGTTTATCAAGAACTGGGCACAGAAAAAATACCTCCGCGCCCTGTTCTTGGCCCTGCCGCAGTAAACACCGAAAAAAAGGTTGGCGCGATTCTTGGACACGCTATCGGCAGATCGCTTGCGGGCTTGTCGATGATTGAGTATGGCGGCGAAGGGCTTTTCAGCAAGCTTGAATCAAAGTAGCTACATCAGGCAGTAGGCCAGCACGCCAACCGCAAAAAGCATCAGCAAGCCAATTGCCAAGAGCGCCAGCGACATCACCAATAGCTGGAATCGAGCCAGCATCGGCATCTTGTACTTGAACCCAAAAACAGGCAGGCGCGGAGACATCTGCGTGATCCTTGGGTACTGTACCGCAGCGAAATGATCGGCCGCCCAAACGTGTAATTTATTGCGCAGAGTCATGGAAAGCCACCAATCCTATGTTTGAAGCTTACAAAATCGGCATCAAGCTGAGTTTAATTGATCACGTCAGTCGTGGTCTGGTTTCGATGTCGCGCGGCTTCATGAAGAGTGAGGCTGACGCCGCAAGGCTCGAATCTCGTATTTTGAGCATTCAGAAAACCGCTCTTAAGAGCGGGGCAATGCTCGGGGTTGGCGTTGGCATGTTTGCCATGCTGGAAGGCCCATACAAAGAAGCAAAAAAGCTTGCCCAGGCTCAGGCAGATTTCAGCACAATGAACCTGTCTGCGGCTGACAATGCGGCTGCCTTTGCACAGGCGGCAACGTTGTCTCACAAAGTTTTGGGAAGCACGATTACCCAGAACGTCAAAAACATTCAAGATCTGCATACGGCGTTTGGTGACCTTCACCACGCACTGGAAACTTCCGAGCTTTTTACAAAAATGTCGATTGTTGGCCGTGTTGCCAATGGCGGCAAAGACGTTGATGGCCTCATCATGTCCGCCGCAAAAGCCCTTGAGCATCGCGGTGGAAAGGTTGTGAACAGCACCCCGGAATTTGAATCTGAAGCCAACATGATGACCCAAGTCATGTTGGGTACAAAAATGCGAGTTTCGCCCAGGGATTACCTGACGGCGTCTGGCACCGGGAAAATGGCCTATCAGCTATTTGACAAGGAATACCTGTACGGGGTGTTTGCCGGGTTAATGTCTTTCATGGGTGGGAATAAAGCTGGCACTTCGGCTATGACGGCGTTTAGCTCGCTGATCGGTGGCCATATGGACAGCAAAGGCAAAGGATTCCTGTCGGAAATTGGCCTTTGGACTGAAGGGGTAAGCCCTAAGCGACTCAAGATGATGCGCGAAGCCACCAAAGGCCTGAGCAAAGAGGAGATGAAAGAGTTTGGATTTCTGATGCCAACTACTGGCGGATTGTCTGATGTGAATTCGGAGCTTTACGCTCACAGGCCGGACATATTCATTTCGACAGTTTTGGTGCCGGCAATCAAGCGGCGGTTTGGCATGGACCTCAGCGATGATCAGTTGGCATTGCTTGTGGCAAAAAACTTCAACCGTGCGACTGGAGACTTCATTGGCAATCAAATCACGATGGCGCCAAAGCTTAACAAAGACGCCGGGATATTTCGAAAGACAGCGACGATTGGAGAAGGTCTTGCCTCCTACATGAAATCTCCGGCTGGAGCTGAAATTGCAGCCAGTGCCGCATGGGAGAATTTTTTAGCCATGTTCGGGACGGTATACCTTCCGGCCATAACGAGCGGCATGCTAAAACTTGCCGGCGTCCTTGATAGTTTTTCCGGCTTTGTCGAACGAAACCCCACTTTGGTCAAGGGTCTGGTTGGGGTATTCGCCGCAATTGCGGGGCTTGCAGTGGTCGGCGGAACGCTTGGCCTTATCTCTGCCGCATTCTCTGGGATTGGCGTGGCCATGACGTTTTTTGGTGGGGGCGTGGTCATGACTACCATCGCGGCCGCTTTTACGACGATCGGGGCCGTCATTGGGCCTGTCGTGGTTGGCATTGGCGCTCTGGCCGCCCTGTTCTATGGGTTGAGCAAAATTCCAGCAGTTGGACGCCCTGAAAGCCACAATTCACTTGAAGATTTTTACGCCGGCAGAGGGAATCAGTCTAGTCGCTACTATGGACTCAATTCAAAAGGCGGCGCTGGGCGTGGTTTTGTAAATCCCGATTTTGTTCGACCGGCGGCAAGTGATGCCGAATCAACGCGCCCCGTGCAATTGGTGCTTCGAGATGGCGGCAGAGTGCTGGCAGACGTTGTTTCAAGTCAACAGGCCAGGGGCGTCATGAATAACGCTTCCGCTGGTGGATATGAACTTGGCCTTCATCAGCCCGGCATGAATCTGAGGACAAATTGATGTCGCTGACACTCGGCACCTTCGTGTTCCAAGATTTCGAGATTCCGGAACACATCGCCTTTGGCGGCGAGCAGCGCCTGGCAGTAAAAAAGCTGGTCGGCGGCGCGCGGGTAATCGACGCCATGGGCTACGACCCGCACCCGGTTTCATGGAGCGGCGTGTTCTTTGGCCCGCAGGCCATGGCGCGCGCGCAGACCCTCAAGGCCATGGCAATTGCCGGGCAGGCCTGGGGCTTGACGTGGGACCAGAACAGCTACCAGGTGGTGATCCAGGCCTTTGAGCCTGATTTCCGCAAGGCGTACCACATCCCCTACACCATCAACTGCGAGGTGGTGACGGACAACTTCGGCACATCCTCGGCCACGGCTGCCGGCCTGAATGACTCGATCACGGCGGACGCCGGTACCGCATTGGGCATCTGCACCGCTCTGGGCAATTCGCCCCTGACTTCGAGCATGAGCACGCTCAGCAGCGCCATTTCGGCAGTATCGAATTTTGCCAATGCTGCCAACAGCACCATTGCCGGGGTTTTGGGCCCGCTGCAGGCCGTGCAGACCCAAACCAGCACCCTGATTGCCCAGACCGAAAAGACGCT